GGCTTGCCTCCAACTGCCAGCGTGACTCAGGTTGTTCGGGTGGCCAAGCAGGAGGGCTATGACGGCATCGTGTTCACCGGGGACTTTGGTCTACCGGGTGGCAAGAAAGAGATTGACTTGCGCGCATTGCCGGACGTCAAGGCCCCTGAGAACGCTGGCAACCCAGCGCCTATCCAGGCCAAGCCAGCGGCACCTGCACCTGCTGCTGCCGAAAACGAGGCCATCTCAAGTGCCCTTGAGCGCCAATCGTTGGCTCAAGAGGCTGGCGATACCGAGCTGGCGGGCGAACTGGGCGCCTGGCTTGGTCGTCGGAACGTTGCAGTCCAGCCCATGGGCAACATCGCCGCCGCTGCGATCGAACCGCCGACGCCAGGCCTGACTCTGCCTCGTGAGCTTGCGGGTCTCAAGCCCCGCTACAGCTACGGCCAGAAAAAGTTTGAGCTGGCCTTTGAGACTGATCTAGATCGTGTCGCCTACACCTTGGCAGGTGACGCCACTGGCAAGCCTTCCAAGTCTCACCAGAAGTACCGGGATTGGCTGGAGTCCAATGGTCTGGATCCGGCCGAAGTTGCGGATTACGGCGCCCGTGTCGTCAAGCCCAGCATCAAGGAAATGGCTGCCACTGCCGAACCTGGCACGTTGCAGGTCCGCAACCAGGGCTTTGGCGGAGCCGATTTTTCGGCTGAGCTGCCCAACCTCGGCGGCTGGCGGCACGTCGACACCAGCACCGGTGGAACTGTTGGCGAAGGGTACACAGGTGCCACGCGCATCACGGATCGGCAAGCCAATGAACTGGCCAGGGTCGCTTATGAAATCTGTGGCGTCACAGACTTCAAAGTTGTGGAACGCATCAACGTCATTTATCGAGAAGCGCAGGCTCGTGCCTATGGAGATGTGGGACTAACTGGTAGGTGGGCAGAGGTTTCTGGCACGTACGAGCCGGGCCCAGTTCGTGGCAAATCCATGGCTGAAGACCAAATCCGTGTTGCTATGAACGCTTACGGATCAACCAGGTCGTTCACTCAAATGCTGAGTACCACGTACCACGAAGCATTCCACAGGCTTCAGCGTTGGTTCTTAACGGACAAGGAGCAAGGCGTGCTTGCTCGCAGCGAAAAAGACATTCGAGAGTTGGCTGCTCAAAAGGCAGATGCAAATGGTTTGACCAGTTACGCCAAGAAGTTTCGTGATGGAACCATCAGCCTTAAAGAAGCCACTGCAGAAGCGTTTGCTGCATACATGCAAGGGTTTACCAAGGCTCCAGTAGAGGGATTTGCAAAGATCAAGCAGCTTGTTGACCAGACCATCAACAAGATCTTGACGTTTGGCGAGTACAAAACCTGGGACGACGTGTTTGAGAAAGCAGCCCTTGGCGAGATGAAAGGTCGTGAACCGCGGAACGGTGGCAATGGACCTGGCATCGAGTTTGCAGCAGACCCACCGGATCCCGCTGAGTTTGCACGGCGCATCGACCAAAACATGCAGGCCCTGCAATCTGGCAACCTGACTCCCGAAGAGATTGCTCGCATGGGAGCCAGCGACGTGCGTCGTCTGACCAGTCGCTCTGGCAACACTCAGTACGTTCCCAACGCTCCGGAACAACTGATCGCCAGCAACCGGGCCCTGGGCGAAATGCTCACCAGCAGGGCCCAGCAAACCGGCATCGAGAGCTACAGCCAACCAGCAATCGTCAAAGCGGCACTAGATCAACTGGACCGCGATGGCTGGGCAGTGGAGCCAACCGTTACCCGTCTTGAGGCTGCACGTCGTGGCGATCCCAAGTCCCAGGACGACCTGATTGCCTTGGCTGCCAACGTGATTCACCGAGATTACCTGGCTGCCCAGAACGGCATGACGGCCATCGAATGGCAGTCGGCCGTGGACGAAGGCGACCGTGCTGCTGCCATGCAGCGTCTTTGGGTTGGCCTCGAGGACCAGCACAAGCTGGACACAGCGTTGATGACTGCCACCCGCAAGGACGGTCAACGACTCAGCGTGATGCAGATCAAGCACGAGTTTGACCCGACGCATCGCCAAGTGCCTGTTGGCAGCATGCTGTACCACGGCACAACTGAGGTTGCAGCCCAGTCGATCATGGACAACGGGTTCAAGGCGTCTGGTCCAAACAGCAACTTGCTTGGCAGCGGCGTGTACTTTGCCGAGGACCTGTTTTACGCAGGTGCATACGGCAAGGTCGCAGCAGCTGGTGACTTGCCAAGCGACGTCAGGATCTTGGATCTGGTGTCGATGGACAAGCGCATTGCCGACCTGGTGCAAGAACTGAACCTTGGGCCCCTTGAGAAATTCGAGGACAACCTGTACATGTCCAAGGCCCAAAAAGACGCAGTCCGTGATTGGGTTGTTGGTCAGGGGTACTCAGGTGTTCGGTTCAGCCCAGACTTTGAGCTGGGCAAAGGTGCTCCCGAGACCATCGTCTATGACGTGAATACTGCCAACCGGATTGTTGGCAGCAAAGCGGCCGTAGAACCTGAGGTGCCGACGTCGTCCGAATCAATGCAGGGCGACATCCAGGGCGACATTGCAGATCCCATCAACACGATTCTGGGCAAGATTGATCCCGAGATTCGAGCTGACATCGAGCAAGGGATCATGAGTCCAGAGGCTGTCGACATGACGGAGGTAGCAGCGCAAGTTGCCATCTCCAGTCGCAGCAATCCTGGCGTGGCCGCGGCCTTCAACAGCATGACCAAAAAGGTTGATGCCGGCCGTCTCAACCAAGAAGCTGCCGTTCAGCTTTACCGGGCTGCGCTGCTTTGGTCTCCCAAAACTTGGACCAAGATGCTCGTTGGTTCGACGTACCGGGCAATCACAATGCCCATCAACCAGGCCATTGCGGAAACCGCAGCGGCTGGCATTGCAACGCTTAAGGGCGACAACATGGCTGCGTACCGGGCAATGCGTCAGGCCAGCCTGGACATGGGCATGTTTGGTCAGTACGTGGCGAACTGGGGCAACGCTTGGCGCCTGGTCGGTGAATCAATGCGCGTTGGTGAAGCCTTTGGAAACCTGGGTTCCACATCCATGGATGTGGCTCAACGCACCTTGAAGCAAAACGACCAGATGTCGTTGTTCAACGAAGCCAGCGATCCCACCAACACACTGGACAATCCTTGGTGGCTGGACCCAGAAAACACCAACATGAGCGCCCTGTTTGCTCGTGCTGGCTGGCAAGCCATGAACCTGTCCGGTCGCGTGTCTGGCTCCATCGACACGTTCTTCTCGTCGCTTGTTGGGCCCAGTGCTGAATGGGGTCGAATCATGGGTCTTGAGCTTGAAAAGGCTGAAGCTCGTGGCCTCACTGGTGACGCTGCCTGGGAAGCAGCAAGCAAGATCACAGATGATCGGATCCAGAGTCAGTGGGTCGACGTCGCCATCAACGACAAGGTCATCAAGGACGGTGCGTTCACAGGCACCCACGCCAAGATGGCCATGGATTGGATCAACTTCACCGACCCGCTGGACGTGAAGTTCCAACCCAAGACCTACGAGTACGGCATTGCCAAAGCCCGCGAAGAAGGCTTGACCGACGTCGCAGAGATCAACAAGCGAGCCATTGAATGGATGAAAGAAGAACCGCCGGTTTGGGCGCAACGTGGCATGGGCGTTGGCCAGGCCATTGGTTGGATGCCAAAAGCACTCAAAGATGCTGCAAACAATTTGCCGCTGCTGGCCCTGCTAAACCCATTCCCGACTAGCCCCGCCAACATTGCCAAGGCAGCGGCACGGTCAACCGGATTCGTAGCACCCTTTGTCGACAGTTTCTATCGGGACATCTTCAGCGAAGATCGCAACACCAGGTCCAGGGCTATCGGTGAAATTGCCACTGCGTACATGACGTTGCTGGGTGGGGTCATGCTGGCAACCAGTGGCTGGGTTGAGTTCAGTGGACCCGGGTCGTACGACCAGCAAACCAGGGCCAAAATGCAGCGCTTGGATCGCCAGCCGTATTCAATTCGGTTCAAGAATCCAAAAACTGGTGAAACTACCCGTTGGTGGGACCTGCAGGCACTGGACACTGTCAGCAATATCTTTGCCCTGATTGGCACGCACGTAGATCTGAACAACAGCTTGCCCATCGAGGACCAAAAGATCCTTGCTAGCAACTTTGTCTTGGCCATTGCCGAAGAAGCACGACAGGTCGGATTTGCCCAATTCACCAAGGACACCTACAAGTCCATTGGTGAAATCTTCAACCTGGTCTCCGAGCTACAAAACAAAACGTTTGTGCCGACCGAGGGTCAGATCGACCCATTCAGCAGCTACGTCGAGCGGCGTCTGGCCGGGTTCTTGCCCGCCATCTTCAACAACATCCGCAAAGGAGCGGACCCGTACCAGCGAGCAATCGAGCAATCAACCCTGCCGCAGCCATTTGGCTTTGTCCAGGAACTTGCAAAGCGGTTTGCCAACAAGATCCCAGGCCTTTCAAGCGAACTGCCACCAATCCTGCATCCACTGACCGGCGAACCAGCTCCAGTCGAGCAGGTCTGGGGCTTGAACTTCCTGCCTGCAGATCAACCATGGCTCAAGGGAGCCGTCAATGGTTTCAGCCCATTGGCCTTCACCCCCACCAAACGTGGCACCCAAGACCCTGTCGACATTGAACTAGCCAGGCTTTCTGGCCGCGGCACCATGTTCCAGATCTGGGGCCCCAACGAGTTCAATGTGCCATACCAGAAGCTGAACCAGACGCAACTGAACAAGTTGGCCATCATCACTAGCAAGTTCATCCCACCGGACCGTGGCTCAACACTGCACGACGGGCTTGCAGCCATGATTGCCCCAGGATCCAGCTATTGGCGCTTGCCAGTTCCAGAACCCAGCAGGGCCACGACGTCAGCTCGTGCCATCCGCATCAACAAGGAGATCAGCCACTACAAGGAGTTCATCAAAGCTGAGTTCTTGGCGACAGAGCCAGGACTTGCGAGAATCATTGAAGAAAACAAAGCCAGGCAAGTCCAGGCGAACTACGAAGCCGAGTACGGCGGACAGTCCTCTTGGTCCCCGACCCCCCGCTAACCACCCATGGCCTACTCCTACAACGTTTATACGGGCAATGGGTCGACAACCCAGTTCTCTATTGGCTTTCCGTACATCCGGCGGGAGCACGTAAAGGTCTACGTGGCGTACGTGGACACCGCATACACGTATGTCAATAGCACTACCGTGCAGCTGGCGACAGCGCCTGGAGCTGGAGTTCGGGTCGAAGTGCGTCGCGTTACGCCAGCCACCAGCCCCCTTGTTGACTTTGCGGATGGTTCGACCCTGGTCGCTGCTGATCTGGACACGTCCAATCTGCAGCATCTGTATCTCGAGCAAGAACTTGATGATGCCAACAAGCAAGCGATCTACGTTGATCCTGCCACTGGTCAGCTGACGGCTGGCACTCAGCAAATCAAGAATGTGGTGGACCCGACGTCCGCCCAAGACGCAGCCACCAAGAATTACGTCGACACAGCTGATGCCCTGAAGCTCAAGAGAGACGGCACCCAGGCCATGACTGGCGCCTTGCCCATGGGCGGATTCAAGATCACGGGTCTTGCTAATGGCTCAGCGTCAACAGACGCAGTGACCAAGGGCCAATTCGACACCGGTGTCGCCTCTGCGGCATCTGACGCAGCTGCTGCTGCAGCCAGTGCAATCCTGGCCAATGATTGGGCCACCAAGACGTCGGGTGCCGTCGCCGGTGGGGAGTACAGCGCCAAGTACCACGCACAAGCTTCTGCGACGTCGGCCGCTGCATCTGATGCCAGCAAGATTGTGGCACAGTCCGCCCAAACTGCAGCCGAAGCTGCCCGGGACCAGACCTTGGCCGCGTACGACAGCTTTGATGACCGGTACCTGGGAACCAAGGCATCGGATCCGGCGCTGGACAACGACGGCAACGCCTTGATCGCAGGGGCCCTGTATTTCAACAGCACGTCCGGCGTGATGAAGCTGTACACCGGGTCCACCTGGGTCGCTGCTTACGTCTCAGGCACCGCCAACAACGTTGGTTTCACCCCTTACGGCAACGTTGCTGCGACCAATGTCCAGGCTGCGGTGCAGGAACTGGACGACGAGAAGCTGGCATCAACCACAGCTGCGTCGACTTACCTGGCCAAGAGTGGTGGCACCATTACCGGCAACATCGACAACACCAGCACTGGATATTTCGACCTGCCGGCCGGCACCACAGCGCAGCGACCTGGATCGCCAAGCGCAGGCTGGACTCGGTTCAACACAGACACCGTTCAGTTCGAGGGATATACAGGGGCCTTGTGGTCGTCCATTGGGGGCGGGGCCAAGGGTGGTGGCGCTGACGCCGTCTTTTTTGAGAACGACCAGACCGTGACCACCAACTACACCCTGACCACCAACAAGAACGCCGTGACAGCTGGCCCAATCACGATAAACTCTGGGGTAACAGTCACGATTCCCAGTGGCTCTAGCTGGGTGGTGGTCTGATCATGGCAATCGCAATCAACGGCTCTGGAACGATCACTGGCATCAGTGCAGGTGGGTTGCCTGATGGCGTGATCACCACGGCTGACCTTGCTGACAACGCCGTCACCTACACCAAGATCGGAACCACTGAGCAAGGACAGCTCTGCAAAGCCTGGGTAAATTTCAACGGCACCGGAACCTATACTCCCAACCCAACGCTGCCCGGCGGAGGCAAAATCCGCGCCTCGTATAACGTCAGCAGCGTGACAAAGAATGGAACAGGAGACTATACAGTGACCTTCACGACGGCGATGGTGGATGAGAATTATTCATCCGCTATTGGTGGTGCGTATCAGGACCCCGCTGGTTTTAGGCATACAGGACAAACCGCAGTATCAAGTCAAACCACAAGTAATTGCAATGTGAAAACGTGTGCAAACAGCTCAGCAGCGCAAGATCACACAATCGTGTGCCTGACCATCTTCCGCTAACCCATCATGACCCAAGCAATCATCTATCCCCAAGACAACGGCAACATCGCTTTAGTGATGCCCACCGGGGAACTATCTATTGAAGAAGTAGCACAAAAGGATGTGCCCGCCGGCAAGCCCTACCTGATCGTGGACTATGCCGACCTTCCCGAAGATCACACCTTTTTCGGTGCCTGGGAAGCCGACTTTTCTAATGCAGAGGTAGCAGGACAATGATCACCATCAACATGGATAAGGCCAAGGCCATCGGCCACGACATCCGCCGCCAGCAACGCGCTGAGGAGTTCAAGCCCTACGACGACATCATTGCCAAACAGATCCCTGGGGCTGACGCTGTTGCAGCAGAGACGGCACGTTCTGACATCCGCCTCAAGTACGCCCTGATTCAAGACGTGATCGAAGGCGCGTCTACCCCCGACGAAATCAAGACCGCCTTGGAGGAAAACAAAT